TAGGATCTACATAGTGCTCCCAACTACCACTTTGATTGGACCACTTCTCAATATGATCTACATAGTAGAGAGTGCGGCGAGTGAAAACTGTTGCTGCGCCCGCATCATCATATATCGTTTGAGTCCACTGCTTAACGGCACACCTAGGAGGTTGATTTACATCATCATTCTCGTAGATCATCCAACACCCCTGACCATCACCGCCGTCATCGAGAGAAGTATATCGGTAGTTATGAACGAACTTAGGTCGCAGGAGTTTGTAATCCCAATCGACGATAACAAAGGTCTCCCGGTCTGATAATGCAGACTCATGCACCTCTGCTTGGACTGCATCCATGTGACACGCTGCCCATAGATCCCACGCCCATTTGGCCTGAGTCTTGATACCCTTAGCATCGGCCTCTTCAGTAGTATTGAATCCTGATACTGATAACTCATCCTTAACCGCTAAGGTGATTGTGCGGCAGATGTTGAGACAGAATTTCCGATTTGGGTGCAAGTCAAGAAACTCTTGTACCCGCGCATCCATATAGGTATCTTGATCCCCATTATGATACTTGCGGGCAAGAGCCACAATGGCATCGTCCTCTTTGATAGCGTTTACTAACGCATCAATATAGGACATATTTACAGTTACTATGGGCGTGGAACTACTCAACATCATAATTACTTCTCCAAGTAACTCACTCCGAACGCACTTTGACGTTGCGTCTTAGCTGCCATTAGTGCTAACATAAAGGCGACGGCATGATCGTCGAAATCGCCTTCGGGGGCTTTAAGAGTTGATCCTTCAATCAATGATAATTGCGTCATAGTCTTTGCACTATGAATTGTGGCACCACTATCACGTAAGATATCAGCTCCAATCGAATACATAAGGTCCTTACTCTTAGCCGTTGTCTGCCAACCGGGCTTGTTGTCTTCACCGAGGAGCAGGCCTCTAAAGTTATAGACCTCCTCCAATGATAGTATCACTGCATGCCCATGATTGTTACGCTCAACTAATATCGGCGCTCTATAAAAGTTTCGCGATAGTGCATATAAGTAACCCGCGAATACCTTCGGTTCCACTTTGCCAGCGAGTACACAAACTTCCTCAAGCGTGACACAATCTATTATACTCGCGACTGAATCATCACTACTCGGATTACCTTCTGCAGGATCGGCACCAATGATGTACCTGTGCTTGAAATCCGGCGCCACGAATAATTGCAGAAACGGTAAACTAAATGGTGGATCCTTTAGAGCTGCGAGCTCGTGATAACATTTCATTATCCACGCGAACGGAATGCGGCGATCCAACTGTGGGGGCATAAGTGCCTCCTCATCCGTTGCTGGGTATTGCTGATACAGGTCATCTAAGCTACCTGTATTTGTTAGAATGTCCTCTCGTTGCCTCGCATACCAAGCCGTATCTCTATCAGGCCGGGTATACCATGGTAGAAAAATCGACGCCCAATTATTCTTTGCCGCCTTTGCGGCTCGATAAATCCGCTTGAACAGACTATTCGGGTTCGACTTATCAGCACGACTGAGGAGTACCATACTGCCTCCTCCATCAATCGTAGGCTTAACTGCACTCATCAGTGCTTCTAAGTCAGGTACTAGATCGGCCTCGTCCACAAACGCGATTGAGGCGGTATAGGAGTCACCAGCCGTTGTCGGAAAACCATATGCTATCGAGCCGTTACTTAGTGCCCACTCATGTGATGAGTCTGAAAGTACCTGCTTCACTTTCATCCACTTAGGTAGGCGCTTATAAATACCTCGTAATCGTTGCTCACCTAATAATACAATTGCTTCATTCTCGCGTCGGGAGAATAGTAACGCTGTACACGCGGGCTTGAAGAGCATTTTCCATAGGATGAAACAAAGTACCAACCACGTCTGACCTAACTGACGTGCCTTCAAGATGATATTCAACCGATTGTTGACTAGCATTGCCAGGACTAATAACTGCCCAGGCCATAAATGAAACGGGATCCATTCACCAGCGGTTGCATCATAGATGAAGCAATAATTGTGGATGAAGTACGCTGCCGACTTACTACACTTTAGCCACTCGATGCGAATATCTGCATCAGTTGTGTTGGGCATGTTCCCAATCCTCAATCTCCGCTTGTGCCTTACTTAGTTCATCAGCATTGAAGCGACTGGCAGGACCTATACCAATATTAGTAGTCCCAGGTAAGCCGCCACGATCGAGAATCTCTTTAGCAGCTGATACAGCTAATCGAGGATTGTCTAATGCTCCAACTAGAGCGTCTACTGCTACCCCTAGATTGTGCATTAGCTTGTCACGAGCCGTATCTATAAGTGTCGAGTACTCTAAAAGGTTATTACGATCAAAAGCTTCCGCTCGAGAGTGCCATTGCCACGCTTTACTCTTTTCCTGCCAATTAGTTGAAGCAAAATTCCCTACCCGCACTTTAAGGATCCTCGCATTAGGATTCTCTGCTGCAGTGAATAACATGAAGGCTCGTACGATCGTTCGACTAGGTCCCAGGGGTAAGAAGTACTTCGCAAAGCGTAAGTACCACAACATTGGCTCCCTGGGCATTTGTAGCCAAGAGGCTTCAGGTAATGCAGGTATCACTGTGAGGTTCGGGTCCGGTAAGGTCATAGCATCCATCGATACTTTATTATACTACTGCTAAGTATAAAAAGGTACTATACAGTACCGGACCGTGGGAACGTGCTCCAAGGACCTAAATCCAACCTTCCTGAAAAAAGAAGTTCTGATTATAATTCTTTATCATAGAGACAAGGAGACTCCGTGGACCCAAATAAAGAAGCCGAAGTTGTTCAGATGCACCAGCAAGGAATGAAAGCCACTGCAATAGCAGTGGAACTGGAGATATCACCTTCAGCAGTACGAGCAGTACTGCGGAAGAATGCACCTCCAGTACCAATCAAGGTCCTCGACGAGGATGCTATTGTTGAGGCCTACCTTGGAAGTGTACCTGTTGCCGACATCCTAAAGGAACATGGTACTTCATACGCTACCCTTTACAAAGTACTTGCCGCTCACGATGTCCAAACTCGAGCAGCGATAAGTGCTCCTGGGAGGCAAAAGCAACTAGAGGCTGCTGTAGCGTTGTATAAATCAGGCTCGCCCTTGTGGACAATACTCCAAGAGACTGGCATCTCTCAACCAGTATTGCACAATGAACTCCACAAGCAAGGCATCACCCTTCGACGGCCAAGGATACTATGATAGTATGCCTTAGTATGTACAAACTCATGACGGAGTTCTGGAGCACCTTCCACACTAATCACGAGCCTGCTTTTGGTATCACCGAAAAGCACGCCGCGACTGTAGAGTTTCTAGTCTCCCTGACGGAGTATGCTAGTATCGTAATCTACAACGGCGACTTCGTATGTGACGGGATACCACGAGCTTGCATCATCGATTGGTCCGTTTTCACCACCAATTGGAGTACAACGAAGGAGTTAGATGACCTAATCAAGTACGTCCGCCACATACCTGAGGACGTCGACATCTTCGTTAGCGATGATGTCATCGACTGGACAACTACAATCAACCCTCGCATCGATTCAATGATACGCAAATGGAAGGAGGCGATCAAATGAACGTGATGATTGCACCACTCAGCCACTACTGCATCATACTTGACAAAGACGATACCCGTCCTGGTAACGTTGTCATCACAGCCTACATAGCCACTAACCATATCTTTACGCTCGACGCTAAGTGGCAAAACGGTCGACTACCTGACGGCAGGCGTACCGTCAACTTCATCGGCTTCCCAGCCGAACCTATTCCGGAAGGAGACTCATGAAACACATCGTTGTATTTCTGCTCGCGTTCGTTCTACTTGTCAATTCGGGCTGTGCCTCGGGTACCCCGGCATCAAGCACAGGCCGTAATGATCCTGCGGTAGCAGGGCCAATCGATTCCTTCGAACTCTCGCCCGAAGAGCAAACGATCCCCTACCTGCAAGCAGGCGTCGGTGTCCCCGGTGATGGCAACGTAATTGCCCTAGGTGCGATGGACACCTTCCGGTATCTGCTTGCAGTGTATCGTGGTGATCCCTCAACGTTCATTATGCGCTCGACTGAGGGCGATTACTTACTCGCCTGGGCGATGCAAGACAACGTGTGGGGCTGGCTCGGTATGAGTCGCGATGGGTCAACACTACGTGCAGTATCAGACTTCATCGGCTCGAACAAAGCCAATACGCTCACCTTTACTGGGTTGGTGAAAACGCTTGAGGACAAAGGTTGGGAGTATATCACTCCCGCAGGCCTCCCAGCGTGGTTTGCTCAACAACTCGGATCGGTAACATCCTTCATGATCGAGTTCGGCTCCTATATGATGGACTTTGTACCAGTGTTCATGGTAATGCCCGGACCGGCAGGTGGTGATGGC